ATGCCAAAACATTTGTTAATATATAAACAGTTGGTCAGGAAATTTGCTGACCTGCTTTAGCCAAAGAGTAAAAAAAGGAGAAAACACTATGGCACTTGATCTAGATCGCATGCGCGAGAAACTTAATACCGTCACAGGCAAGGGAGGTTCTAGAACGGACTTCTGGAAGCCACAAGATGGAGAAAGCAACGTGAGAATCGTTCCAACACCGGATGGAGACCCATTCAAGGAAAAGTTCTTTCACTACAACGTGGCACAAGGAGGGTTCCTGTGTCCAAAGAGAAACTTCGGAGATGATTGTCCGGTCTGCAACTTTGCGAATAAGCTGTGGAACGAAGGCACCGAAGAAAGCAAGAAGATGGCGAAGAACCTTTTCGCAAAGCAGAGATTCTTCTCACCAGTCCTTGTCAGGGGCGAAGAGACTCAAGGAGTCAGAGTGTGGGGATACGGAAAGATGGCATATGAGAAGTTGCTAACGATTGTTCTCGACCCGGATTACGGAGACGTTACGGACCCTGAATCTGGTAATGACCTCAAAATTATGTACGGCAAGCCACCGGGAGCAACCTTCCCTCGAACGGATATTCGTCCTAGACCTCGTAAGACGGTTCTTTGTGACGACGCAGTAGGCGGAGATGAACGTTGCGCCGAGTTGCTAGAGACTGTTCCTGATTTGGAAAAGCTGTTTGATAGAAAGACCACAGAGGAAACTCAAGCAATCTTAGACACTTTCTTGGACAGCGACAACATTGAAAGGCAAGTTGAAAAGTTTGGTGGGAATATCTCACCCCCGCCAGCAGACAAGGAGGTAGATGCAGTCGAGGCCGCATTCAACGACCTATTGAGTAATTAAATTAAAACCGCAGGGAGGCACGGGTTTACAGGTGCCTCATTTTAGAGAGTCGATAAAGTTTTCGACAATTTCGACTCAACTCTAATGTCAACGACAATACAGGAGGTTTACTATGACAACGAGTAAGAGAAATGTGGCTTCTATGCCAAAAAGGAAGCCTGGATTTAATCGCCAGGGAACAATTAATTTAGAGGATTTCGATCTCCTCCAAAGAAAAGATTACAAAGATGCAGAATTCCTCGAATATGACTTCGTAGATCTGGATTTGTTTGATACCACTTCTTCGCAATTTTGGAATCTTGGGGTACGTGCAGCTACAGGTAATCGCGATGACAGTATCGAGGATATGAGGGCGTCTTTTAGGACCCGTGGATTCATGACCACTGAATTTCCACCGTCTGTCGACACCGAGGGTACCATCTTGGGGGGGAGAACGAGAATCGCGGCAGCTAAGTTGAATAATGAGAAATTTATGCCAGTGGCTGTATATGAGAGAGAAGACTCCTCAGAGAGAAATACTGTAACCAACGGACTCAGAGAAAACAACCACCCTCCGTCAGAGCCATCGAAATTTCACGACTTTATTAGTGGAGGAATTCACCTTATTAATAAGGGAGAGATGGAAAGAAACAAGAAAGCCATCCGCGACTGGCTTTACGGAGAGGTTGATATTGAACAGTGGTATGACAACGCTATTAATGGTCAGGTTACAAAGATAATCGAAAAAATTATGGAAAAAACCGAAACGGGTACATCTATTGTTCTTAGGAAGTCTAGACAAGAGTGGGAAACCTGGGTTGAAACTAATTTGAGCCTGCCCAAGGCTGATTTCGAACTCTTGTCCATTGACCAAATTTCCTACGTAGACAGGCTATGGAGCCAAATCTTGGAGACTTCAAGGCTAAAGGGCAATAAGTTTCCAACAAAAGTGGTTCTCTATACAAACTCTGAAACTTCTTCAAAGGCGAGACTTGCACTCAAAACAAGTCTTTCGAGATTGGAAAACCATGTTCAGGGAACTTATGCCCTCATCGAAAAGATGCACGGCATTTCTTTTGCTGGTAACTTTAAGCTGCCTTACGAGATTCTTGGAGCGGTCCCACAAATTGACGGAGATCACAGTTTGGGCGGCAACGACCTTGTGAGCGTGGAAGAGTATTGATGAAAAGTCCTCTTAGATATCCAGGTGGCAAAACTAGAGCCGTCAAGATAATCTTAGATCACATCCCTGAAGACACTGGGGAGCTTTGCTCCCCTTTCTTCGGTGGTGGTTCTATTGAGTTAGCTGTTGCTGAAAGAGGAACAAGAGTTGTTGGATATGATTTATTCAAACCACTTCATTGGTTCTGGAAGGCTTTGTTAGAAGACAAAGAAGAGTTGGCAAAAATCGCAGATTCTTTTCGTTTTTTTAATGACGAGTTTTATGAAACAAAAACTGGAACTTCTGTAGTGAGGGGTCTCTGGAAAAAAGACTTTTTAGATCTGAGAGATGAGTTGAGAAATGCAAAAGAATATTCTGTAAGGAACGCAGCAATTTTCTATGCACTTAACAGGTCTTCTTTTTCGGGCGAGACCCTTTCCGGAGGCTATTCTAAAAGAGCTGGTTATGTCAGGTTCACAGATTCGAGCATTCAAAGAATTTTGGATTTTGAGGGCAAGAACTTTGGCGTTGAATGCGAATGTTTTAAGACATCGATTCTTAAAAACCCGAATGCTCTTATTTATGCTGACCCTCCATACGCATTAGACAAACACAAGCTTTATGGAGATAAGGGAAACATGCATAAGGGGTTCGACCATCTGGCTTTGTATGAGGTACTGTCTTCTAGAAGTAATTGGATATTGTCATACAATAACAAAGAGTGGATCAGAGAGATGTACAAGGATTATGAGATCTTGGATGTCAGTTGGGCATATAGCATGAACAACATATATTCCAAGAAAGAAAGGGAAGCGGGACAAAAGAAAAAGATGAAGGAATCATCTGAAATTTTAATCATTAATAAGGAGAGAAAATAGTGGTAAAAGTAACAAAAATTAAACCAGGGAAGGTCTCAATGGATGAGATTCGTAGGATCATAAACAAGAAGGCTGGTCACTCCGTGGCACACAGTCTGGCAGAGGACAACCCGACAGAGGTTAAGGAGTGGATTCCAACCGGTTCCCGGTGGCTGGATTCGATTGTTTGCAAAGGAAGACTCGCAGGGATCCCTGTTGGGAAGATTTCAGAGATTGCAGGTCTTGAATCAACTGGTAAATCTTATATGGCAACACAAATCGCAGCAAATGCTCAGAAGATGGGCATCGAAGTGGTATATTTTGATTCTGAATCTGCGATTGATCCTTCTTTTCTTGAGAGGGCGGGATGTGACTTAGATCGTTTAATGTACGTTCAGGCAGAGAGTGTCGAATTTGTGCTAGAGACAATAGAGGAATTGTTGGCAACCGGAAATAAGTGGTTGTTCATTTGGGACTCTCTTGCTCTGACACCAGCAATTTCTGATATAGAAGGTGATTTCAATCCTCAGTCTTCAATGGCAGTAAAGGCCAGGATTCTATCAAAGGGGATGTCGAAGTTAACTGTGCCGATTGCGAACAGCCAGGCAACACTCCTGGTTCTCAACCAGCTGAAGACAAACATTACTCGGTCCCCATCGGAAGCGATGACGACTCCGTATGTCACTCCGGGCGGCAAGGCTATGCATTACGCTTATTCTTTGAGGGTGTGGCTTACGGGTAGAAAAGCGAAAGCATCGTTTGTAGTAGACGAGAATGGATTCAGAATCGGGTCTGAGGTTAAAGCAAAGCTTGAAAAGTCTCGTTTTGGAACAGCAGGAAGACATTGTAATTTTAAAATCCTGTGGGGTGAAGTTGACAATGTGGGCGTTCAAGACGAGGAAAGCTGGTTCGAGGCAATTCAAATATCAGATAGTCTAAAACAATCTGGTGCGTGGTTTTCATTAGAGTTAGAAGATGGCACCGAGAAGAAGTTCCAGAGAAAGGGCTGGGTTAAAGAGCTGAAAGATGATAAATTCCGAAATAAGGTCTTGCAAATTATTGATCAAGATGTTATAATGAAATTTAAGAACAGAACAGGTAATGCTGCTGACTATTATGAAGAGGAAGAGTCTCTCCCCGTCGAGGATTAAGCACCCACTTGGTTCTCGGCATCTCCGCCCCTGAGCGTGTTTTCCTATTATGGTTGCACGCGCTCAGGGGCTTTTTTTGAAAAGAGGTAAAAAATGAATGGTAGAGTGATGATTGTGGATGCACACAATCAATTTTTAAGGTCGTATATTGTCGACCCAAGTTTGTCAATAAACGGAAGTCCAATTGGTGGTTCAAAGGGTTTCCTTAAGATTCTCAACAAGTTAACGAGGATTGTAAGTCCGGATATGACTGTCGTTGTTTGGGATGGAGAAGGGGGGTCTCAAAAGAGACGCGCTCAAAATAAAAATTATAAATTAGGAAGAAAGCCGCCACTGAGGCTGAACAGGGATACCCGTCACTTGACGGAGGAACAGGAAAAAGAAAATAAAGCTTGGCAACAGATCAGGGCGATAGAATATCTTAACCAAACTCCAATAGTTCAATTTATAGAGCCCCGCGTTGAGGCCGACGATGTGATTTCGCATGTCGCACAAAAGCAAAAGTTCAAAGATTGGCAAAAAGTCATTGTTTCCAGTGATAAGGACTTTATTCAATTGTTGGATGACAAGACGATATTGTACAGACCAACACAAAATCAAGTGCTTAATAAGAAGGCAGTTTTGGAACAATATAAAATTCATCCAACGAATTTCGCTTTGGCGAGAGCACTGGCGGGGGACAAAAGTGACAATTTAGATGGCGTTCCGGGTGTCGGATTGGCAACTGTCGCTAAGAGGTTCCCCTTCTTCGCCGATGAGAAGGAATGTTATCTGGAAGATGTTGTTACTCACTGCAAAGAGCAGGAAACCAAGTTAAAAGTTTATGACCGTGTATTAGAAGAGACAGACAAGGTCGAGAGCAATTATAAAATAATGCAATTATATTCCCCCTCTATCTCTATTCAGGGTAAAACTAGAATAGACGAAGCAATAGACGGGCATGTTCCTGAGTTTAACAAGACTGGGTTAAGGACGCTGATGCACCAGGACGGTATTGGCGAAATCTCATTGAGTTCTTTGTTCGAAAGTTTCAATCGAATGATATCTGACTTTTAGTCTTGCAATTTTTTGGTCTTTGTGATAAGATTAATCATTAAATAAAAGGAAAAACATGACGGAGCAAGAAAGGGAAGATTTCTCAAACTTTGGTAGATCTTTTCAAGAGGATCTGTGTCACTTAATTTTGGTAGACAGACCATTTGCAGATCAAATATTTGAAGTTTTTAATATAAAGTTTCTAGAACTTAAACATCTTAGGGTCTTTATCAACAAAATTCAAGGATATCGACAAAAATACGGTGTCCACCCAACCGCCAAAATTATGAAGTCCATTATACGGACAGAGTTAAAGAAAGAACAAGAATCTATTCAGGTCCTCATACGGGACTATTATGCTAGAGTATTATCGACCGGATTGGAAACAACTGAGTCTGAATACATAAAAGACGTAGCGTTAGACTTTTGCAGAAAACAAAAGCTAAAGGAAGCACTGATTCGGTCTGTTGACCTGATCAAGCGTTCCTCTTTTGACGAGGTTAGCAGCGTAATCAATGACGCTATTAAACTTGGAAGTGACAACAACTTTGGATATGATTATATTCTTGATTTTGAGAAAAGATTTCAAATCCGCGAAAGAAACCCAGTAACGACTGGATGGATAGAGGTTGATAACTTGTGCAAGGGCGGCATCGGAAAGGGAGAGCTGGGTGTGTGTATCGCTCCTACAGGAGCGGGAAAAAGCATGGCGTTGGTGCATTTAGGCGCACAAGCATTGAAAGCTGGAAAGAATGTTATACACTACACGCTGGAGTTAGCGGATACTGTAGTTGCGAGTCGGTATGATAGTTGTCTTACCGGCGTGGACCTTTCAAATGTAATTTCTTTTAAGGAAAAGATTTACGAAGAAGTACAAGAAATAGAAGGAAAGCTGATTGTGAAGGAGTATCCTACCAAATCTGCATCGGTCCAAACGATTAAAAATCACCTGGAAAAGATGAAGATTAGGGGGTTTTCCCCGGACTTAATTATCGTCGATTATGGGGATTTATTAAGACCAATTTCTTCTATAAAAGATGAGAAAAGACATCAGCTGGAGACTATTTATGAGGAGTTGAGAGGTATTGCGCAAGTAAACGAATGCCCTGTCTGGACAGCCTCTCAAACAAATAGAAGCGGTTTAAACGCGGAAGTTATTACCATGGAAGCAATTTCGGAAGCGTTTAATAAGTGTTTTGTTGCAGATTTTATTTTTACGGTTTCACGAACCATCGAGGATAAAAACACCAACAGTGGGCGCATCTTTATAGCTAAAAATAGAAACGGACCAGATGGGTTGGTGTATCCAATTTTCATGGACACGAGTAATGTAAGAATAAAGGTGCTACCACAGACGAATGAATCGGTTGAGGATATCGTTGAAAAATCTGCTAAAAAACAACTTGAGAGATTGAAAGAGAAGTATAAGACATTTAAAAAGGGGGAGTAATAATAATGGAATTATCTAATCAAATACTATCTGACATAACGGTGCACATGAAATATACAAGGTTTCTTCCGGATAAAAATAGAAGAGAAACTTGGGAAGAACTTGTATCTAGAAACATGGAGATGCACTTAAGAAAATATCCTTTCTTAGAACTTCAAATAAGAAAGGCGTATAAGATGGTGTTTGATAAGAAGGTTCTACCTTCGATGAGGTCAATGCAATTCGGTGGAAAACCGATTGAGATCAATCCAGCAAGAATGTTTAACTGCTCATTTGTCGCGGTTGACGATTATCGCTCTTTTAATGAAACGATGTTTTTGCTCCTTTCTGGTTGTGGTGTTGGATATTCTGTGCAGAACCACCATGTTGAAAACCTGCCAGAGATTCGCAAACCAACTTCGAAGCGTACCTATAGGTATCTGATTCAAGATAGCATCGAAGGCTGGGCCGACGCAGTGAAGGCTTTGATAGAAACCTATTTCGGAATAAGAACGTCTCATATTCGTTTTGACTTCGGAGATATCCGACTAAAGGGGGAGAGACTTATCACATCCGGGGGCAAGGCTCCCGGACCCCAACCACTAAAGGAGTGTCTCCTTAAAATAAAAGGGATACTAGATGACAAAAGTGATGGAGAAAAACTAACTTCAATTGAGTGTCACGATATAATGTGCCACTTGGCAGATGCAGTGTTGTCCGGAGGCATTCGTCGTGCTGCAATGATTTCTTTGTTTTCAGCAAATGACAATCAGATGTTGTCTGCTAAGACCGGTACCTGGTGGGAGAATAACCCTCAACGAGGTAGAGCGAACAACTCTGTGGTCCTTCTTAGGCATAGAATCGAGAAGGACACATTTATGGACTTGTGGGAGAGGATTGAGGCGTCTGGAGCTGGTGAGCCTGGATTTTCGTTTACTAATGACAAGGAACGAGGGTTCAATCCATGTCATGAGATTTCACTAAGGTCTTGCCAGATGTGCAACCTTACAGAGATTAACGTGAGTGACATAGAAGATCAGGAAGATTTCGAAGAAAGAGCAAGAGTTGCTGCTTTTATAGGCACCTTGCAAGCGGGGTACACGGACTTTCATTATTTGAGACCTGCCTGGCAAACAAACTGCGAAAGGGATTCCTTGTTGGGCGTTAGCATGACGGGAATTGCTTCTCGTAAGGTTCTCGACTTGAGTATGATTGCTGCAGCTCAAGTTGTTAAAGATGAAAATTTGAGGGTAGCAGACCTTATTGGTATTAATCCGGCCGCGAGAACGACAGCTGTAAAGCCTGCTGGTACGACTTCTCTAGTATTAGGAACATCAAGCGGAATTCATGCTTGGCATAACGACTATTATATTCGTCGTGTGAGAGTCGGCAAAAACGAGCCTATTTATGGGTATTTGCTGGAGAACCATCCGGAGTTGGTGGAGGATGAATATTTCAGCCCTCACGACACTGCTGTTATCTCCGTGCCTCAAAAGGCACCTGAAGGCGCGATACTAAGATCGGAAAGCGCAAGACAGCTATTAAAGAGAGTAAAACAGGTTTCAGAAGAGTGGGTCTTTGCTGGATTTAGAAAAGGTCCCAACAATCACAATGTATCCGCCACTGTTTCAGTTAAGGATGCTGAGTGGTCCGATGTCGGCGAGTGGATGTGGGAGAACAGAGACTCTTACACGGGACTATCTGTTCTGCCGTATAATGGCGGCACCTATAAACAGGCTCCGTTTGAGGATTGCTCGAAAGAAACTTATGAAGTGCTCTTTGAGACGCTTAAAGATATTGACTTAACAAAAATTCGAGAAGAAAAGGACAATACAAATCTTACAGCCGAAGTTGCTTGTGCTGGTGGAAGTTGTTCTTTAAAATATTTATAAAAAAGTACTTGATTTTATATTAAAATACTGTTATAGTATTATTATAATTAGCGTAGTTGAGAAAAGGAGAAAAAATGGCTACTAACTTACACATCGTCGAGGATGACCTCATCGCAGAGAAAGAAAAATATATCACATCTTTTATAGAATCCCTTGTGGCACTAGAAGATGCGATGGAGCCCTATAAGGAACAAAAGAGAGACCTCAGAAAAAACTATGTCGAGAATGGATGGTTGACCAAAGAGGAATTGCGAATGTCCGTCCGCGCATATCGTCTCATGAAGAACGAAGTTGACATGGAACAACTTTTGGACTTTTTCGACCATGTCAAGAGAACGGTAGGGACTAATGGGTAGGCTACCTCCCACTCTTAGACCTGTTAACAGGCATCTTTTAATAGTCCCACACATTGTTAAAGAAGAAGATGAATCGGGAATTTTGTTACCGGAAGATTACAAGCCCAAAGAAGACGAGTATATAGCAGCGACAGTTGTTGATGTCGCAAGTGATTGCGGACCTCACTTCTTAAATTTAAGAAGAGGAGCCTTCGATAATAGAAGAGACATAATAATTGATCGAAGTATGATTGAAGAAGTAAAATACAAAGACAAAACATTTTTTCTTATTTTAGAGAACTACGTTGTGGGTATGTTGAGAGAAATAAGCGATACTAGATAGAGGCATAGATGAGACAAATATTATTATTGGTTGTTATGATGTTCCCCGCATGCGGTGACGAGTCCTGGATAAACGAACCACTGGATTACAGAAATCATGATTTAGGCGTAGGGATTATCCCGCCTGATTATGAGATGGAGGAAGATTTAGGTTTAGATTCTTTTTTCGACCTTTCGGCTCCATTCATAGATGCCGCCCCACCGATTGCAGACTTCGGACCTGAACCCGACGCAGCACTAATTTGTCGTCCGTATGGCAAGAAAGAACCTTGCGAAATACAAGATCTTTTAGGTCCCTGTTCAGAGGGCGAGAGATACTGTAGAATCACTGAGTGGACTCAATGCTTTCAAGTAAATAACCCTAGACAAGAAACCTGCGACGACATCGACAATGACTGCGACGGAGAGTTGAATGAGGCACCAGCAGATCTCGCTCCTGATCATGCAAGTCCTCAAAATGGCTTGTTGTCTAGAAGATGTTATACTGGAGCCGTGGGAACAGACAAAAATGGACCGTGTAGAAGTGGCGTGTCTCTTTGCGAACCAACCGAAGAACAGGGTCCTGAAGGTCCAGTGGTGACTTATTCATACGGAGAGTGTCAGAACCAAGTCCTGCCCCAACCGGAGAATTGCGACACTACTGATAACGACTGTGATTCTCTTGTTGACGAGGACGTTCTCAACGCCTGCGGCGAATGCGGTCATGTCCCCGAAGAAGTCTGCGACGCCCTAGACAACGACTGCGACGGCAGCGTAGACGAAGAGCTTCTAAACGATTGTGACGAATGCGGGCCATTACCGAGAGAGCTGTGTGATTTTGTTGACAACGACTGCGACGGGTTCATCGATGAAGACTTTTTGGAGGGAGACTGCAATTGTGATCATCCCGACTACGTGCCCCAACCGGAAGTATGCAATGGCGTCGACGACGATTGCGATTTCGCAATAGACGAGGGTCCAATCGGAGGTCCACTAACAATGCTTTGTTCTACGGATGTTTTGACTGGGAGCGTTGTTACGCATGCTCGTCGAGAAGACGGACCACAATATGTCGGCGGTGATTGTCGTTTGGGAATCTCGTTTTGTGAATTGGGTCGCAATGAGCGAGGAGAGATGCAACGAGGATATCACGAATGTCTGCAGGAGGTCCTCCCAGGAGTTGAGCGATGCAATGGCATCGATGACGACTGCGATGGCAACGTAGATGAGAACTTTCAACAGGGAAGCGTAGCGGTCATGATGGTGGTTGACGTTTCCGGTTCGATGGAAGAAGCAGAGCTTCGAACAGCCTTCGATGCTACAAGGGATTCAGTACGTCAACTGTTTGACGACGGAGTTGTTGATGTTTGTTATATGCTAGCTGTGGTTGGAAATGATGACATGCCGGATCCATATCTTTATTATCCTGGCGACAACTGTGTTCCTGGAGTTGAAGACCCGCCAATATTTCCGGTGGAGGACATGGAGGCAGCTATAAGTGGTCTTCGCGGCGCATTGAACGCGAACGCTGTGAATCAGGGCGGGAACACAGAAAATACTTTAGATGCTATCGGGAGATTTTTTACTGATGACTTGATTGACTGGGACCAGGACGGCACCCCGGAAAATATTTTGTGGAGTACTAACCGTCCAGCCGCCCGATTACGAGGTGTAGAGAATGTCTGGGATGTTGATCTGAGTCAACACACTCATCGTATAGTCGTAGTGATAGGCGACGAGCCTGCCCAAGGAAGAGAGTGGAGCAGCCATGATGCTGCTAGAGCAATGGCGCATTCCGGCGGAATGGTGTTTATAATAGGATCAAATGCCAGCGTGCATAGTTACCAGCCTTTGGTTGATTTCGGTGCGGTTCACACCACTGGCTTGGATGGTTTCGGAAACCAAAATGCCGCTCAAATAGCAGCTGTCGTTGAAGAGGCTATCGAAGAGGCTGCATGTATAAACAACCGTCAGCAGGAACAGGAGCCCGAGGAAGAGGAAGAGGAAGAGGAAGAAATGGCTTGTTATGAGAGTGATACATATAACAAGATTGCAGCAATTCCATTGGACACTTACAAGCTGGTTAGTTATTCTTATTATTCTTACGAACATTACGGGATTTGCCTTTAGACAAGTATGCATTTTGAAAATATTGTAATTGGAAGTAGTTTGTCTTCTGTGCTGTTCTCTTATTACAACAAATATCCTATCGTTATAAACTCTTTAGAACGCCCTTTCAGATTTGATGAAATGGAAAAGGAAATATGCATAGGCGATCTTAAAACTAAAAACAATCTTTGTTTGTGGTCTTGGGCGTTGTTCGAGGTTTCGTCGAGAGGTCACGCTCCCTTCGGGTCGTGTGTTTCTTCTGTGAGAATAAGCGGTAACCGTTTATCGATTGCTGCTAGACCAGGATTAAGTTTTAAGGCAGAGTTTGACAATTGTCACATTTTCGATGACAACAATTTAACAACAGAGAATGATATTTTCGAAAATAAGGAGCCACTGTATCGTGTCTTCGACTGGATGAACGTTCGAAGAGGGATGAGACATAGACACGATTCCTTGAAGACCGTAGACAATTTTATAAAAGAAATTTATTTTTATAAGTCGGAAAGAATTGATGGGAATCACGACAGGAAGGATGCCGTGGCGGTGTCTTATTTGACGGAAGAGCAACTCCACGAATTTAATTATTCAAGCACAATGGCGAGGTTTAAGATACAGAGCGTAATGAAAGATGCTGGGATTATAGGTGCAAAGGCTGGCAAAACCAAAGAAGGAAAACAAAAGAAATATAATGTTAGAGTGGAACCAGATTATAGACACGTTGTGAATATGCATAAAAGGACATACAGAGACACAGAAAATGTGAAATTTCTTGATATGTCCCCGAAAGAAGTGGTCGATAGATATGTTGGAAGAGGGTAACGGAAACGAAAAGGCGTTCCATCTAGCGGGAGTGGTACCTGTTGCTAGTCCTAAAATGGATTTTAGTTTCCCTTGGCATGATAGTATGCAACCAATTGCAGATAACTATCTTGCAGTTGAGAGGTCAATTGTGGAATGTGCGTATGCCGGTTGTGAAACAATATGGGTAGTGTGCAATGACAATATACAGCCCCTGCTTAAACATAGAATGGGAGACTACATTGAGGACCCCTATTATTTAAACAAATCAAATTTTGTAAAATTTCCGAGTGACCATCGCCGCCAGATCCCTATATTTTATACTCCAATCCATCCCAAGGATCGCGATAGAAGGGACAGCCTGGCCTGGTCTGCGCTTCATGGTGCTCTGACTGCTTTTATTATGAGTGACAAGATTAGTAAGTGGGTCATCCCGAGCAGATATTATATCAGTTTTCCATATGGAGTTTATCAGCCAACGGTGGTGCAAAAGCACAGAAAGAGGATTTCTAGTATGGAGCCCTTTTACCTGTCCGCCGAGGGGAAGACTGTTGGGGATGGAGAATATCTTGGATTCACGATGGACGCAGAAGAATACAAGATGTATTTAACAAACGTGAAGCAAAACTGCACAGGTGGGAGAAAAGATTTGCCATCTAAAGAAAGGTGGTCTTCTAGGCATTTTGGCCTTGACAAAATCTTCAAATCTGCTAGAATAAATAAAGAATCAATACTGGAGATACCTTGGTATTACAGAATCGATTCTTGGCAAGGATTGAAAGATTATCTCTCTTCAGAGGAGAGTGAAGAAATTAAAAGACCAGGTAAGGTTATGTTTAAGAATTCGCTATATAAAAAGGTTGGAGAATAAAAGTGAATATAAATGAAATTTATTATAGTTTGCCTTCGCAAACAAAAGAAGACGTGGGGTTTCCAATTAATTCCATGTCGATGAGTCAAAAACAACAGAGCTTCGTTGAAGCGTTGTGTTCTGCGTCATTGGCGTCCTCTTCTATTAGAGAAGACCTTCTTTCTGTAAAGGATGATTTGGAGGATGTCCTTGAGCGACTGCAGGATTAAATCAGAGATTCCGTTTGTTGGTCTTCATGCTCATTCAGTAGCAGGAAGTATTTTTGATGCTCTTGGTTATCCCCAGGAGCACATGGATTTTGCGTATGAGAACGGTATGGATGCGTTGGCTCTTACTGACCACGGAAACGCAAATGGTCTTGCATACCAGGTGTTGCATGCAAAAAAGATGCAATCAGAAGGTAAAGAGTTTAAGCCAATTTTTGGAGTGGAAGCCTATTTTCTTCCATCCATAGCAAATTGGAAAGAAGAATACGAAAAGGCGAGGCAGGACAAGAAGAACAAGAGTCTAGACTCTTCTCAATCCGGCACGACTGTCGAGAACGAAGAGTCCAAGAAGGCGATGAAAAATATTCTGAACAGGAGAAGGCATTTAATTCTTTTGGCACAGAATCAAGAAGGATTGAAGAATATCTTTAAGATTATCTCTTCCAGCTATGACAAGAAGCATTTTTATCGGTATCCGAGAGTTGATTATGCTTTACTAAAGAAGCACAACGAGGGAATTCTCGCCGCTAGTGCATGCTTGGGGGGTGTATATGCAGGTTGTTATTGGGAAAACAGGGATAACGGGGAAGATGCAGTATTGAGAGCGTTCAGGAATACAACTCAGAAGATGCAGTCAATTTTCGGTGACAGGTGGCACGGTGAGTTACAGTGGAATAACGTTCCGGAACAACACGATCTGAACACGTATATTATTCAAATGCATAGAGAGTTTGGTGTACCTCTAATCTCAACTGCGGATAGTCACTATCCGAATAGGGATGCTTGGAAGGACCGTGAGCTATATAGGAGACTGGGGTGGCTAGGGAAAAAGCCAGAGTGGATGTCAGATGGGTTACCTATTGATGTTGATGAGATAGGGTATGAGCTTTACCCAAAGAACGGTGACGAAATATGGGAATCTTACAAGAAATACTCTGCGGAATGCGATGTAGAATACGATGACGAGATTGTAAGGAATTCTATTACCGAAACACATAGAATCGCTCACGACCGTATAGAGTCCTTCTTCCCAGATAATACTGTGAGGCTACCTGATTTTGTGGTCCCCGAAGATGTCACCGCTGGCGAGGCACTACAGAAGGTCACCGCCGACGGGTTGAGATATCTTGGACTATCAGACAACCAAGAATACCTAGACAGAGCGTCTATGGAGATTGAAGTTATTGAATCTCGTGGGTTTAGCAAGTATTTTTTGACAATGAAAGCAATCGCTGACAGGGCGAAAGAAACTCAGCTTGTTGGCGCAGGAAGAGGCTCCGCGGCCGGTTCCCTAGTATCATACGCACTGGGAATCACACAAGTCGACCCCATGAGATACGGTCTTCAGTTCGAGAGGTTCCTTACTAAGGGTGGGTCTGGGTATCCTGACATTGATTTTGATACTTCGGAACCAATGCAGCTCAAGGAAAACCTTATTGAAGAATGGGGCGAGAACACTGTAGTGCCCATATCCAACTGGAACACTCTACAGTTGAGGTCTTTAATAAAAGATATTTCAAAATTTTATGAAGTGCCATTTGCGGAGGTGAATGCAGTTACGGGTAAGATGATCTATGAAGCAACTCCGTTGGCGAAAAAGAAACACGGGATTTCTGCGGGTGTTTACGTTCCCACGTTTGAAGAAGTAATGGAATTTTCAGAATCCCTCAAAATTTTTCTGAAGAAAAATCCTCAGATCAAGACACATGTGGAGGCTTTATACGGGCAGGTGAGATCCTGTTCCAGGCATGCTGGTGGTGTAGTTGTGGGAGAAAACCTCGATGAGTGGATGCCGATGATATCTTCAGGCGGTGTTCGCCAAACTCCGTGGAGTGAGGGGCAAAATGTTCGCCATCTTGAACCAATGGGGTTTATCAAGTTTGACTTGTTGGGTCTTGCCTCGTTGAGGATGATCGAGGGTGCCATCCGACATATCTTGGTTAGGCATCATGACATCGAGAATCCTACTTTTGACGATGTCAGGAGGTTCTACAATGAGGTGCTTCATCCAGACGTTATAGACTTTGAAGACCAGAGTGTGTGGGAGAGCGTTTTTCACGGTGGTCAGTGGGCTGGAGTGTTTCAGTTTACAGAAGAGGGTGCACAAAAGTTTTGTAAAAATGCGAAACCTAGCAACTTAATCGAGTTATCTGCAATCACAAGTATATACAGACCAGGACCCTTGTCGGCAAACGTTGATAAGAAATTTATATCTGCTAAGAACGCTCCTGAAGACGTTGAGTATCTTAACTCTTATGTGCGCGATGTGACTGAAGAGACTTTTGGTTTTCTCATATTTCAAGAGCAGATAGCGATGTTGGCTCACAAGCTTGGTAAGGACCTGTCGCTCGATGAGGGGAACAAGCTAAGGAAACTCTTGACTAAAAAGGGAACAGGCGAGGTTCAAGAACAAAAGGACAAGATCTATTCCAAATTTGCGGAAGGGTGTTCTGAGAAGGGGATGCGAAAGCACGAAGCAAAGGAGTTGTGGGAAACTTTCGAATACTTTTCTGGATATGGGTTCAACAAATCCCATGCAGTGTCTTACTGTATGTTGTCTTACCAGTGCGCCTGGTTGTTAAACTATTACCCACCAGAGTGGACAGCAGCTTTCTTGGACAAAGAACCAGAGACTAGAAAAGAGAAGGCGATCAATGTTGCAAAATCTCACGGGTTTAAAATTGAAAGGTTGAACGTAAATACCTCCGGATCTGTGTGGGAGATATCAGAAGATGGTAAAACGCTAATCCAACCGCTCACTTCCATCAAGGGATTGGGTGAGAAGGCCATCGAGCAGATTCTTAACAATCGCCCGTTTAACACGATTGAGGAATTCATTTTTAATGAAGACATTGTTTATTCAAAGCTGAATAAGAAGTCTTTGGATGTTCTTTGCAGATCCGGTGCTCTAGAGTGTCTTATCGATGATAGGTTCACTGGTTCGAGGCACTTTTGGAGTGCAATCGCTGTTGATCGCCCGAGGAAAGAAAAGAACCTGATAGAGAATATAGAGAAATACGCTCCAGAAGGAGACTTCTCAGAAGAGGAGAGGATTCAATATCAAATTGATTTAACGGGTGTTTTTCCTTTTGATTTAGTTATGGAAGAGAACATTCGGGCCAGCTTAGATAAATATATGGTTCCCCCTATAAGTGAATACGATTCAGATCTTGGGGGAGTGGTCTGGTGTATACCAAGAGAGGTCATCAAGAAGAAGACAAAGAATGGTAAAGACTACTATATTGTCAGGGTTATAGATGACAACAACGAGACTAATACAATTAGGTGTTGGGGTGTCAGACCAGGAAAGGATATTGTGAGAATCAATAGACCGTATATGATGAGGCTAGACTGGAACCCTCAGTGGGGATTTAGCACGAGAAGATTAAGCTCAAACTTTAAGATGTTGGGATAGGAGAAAATATGAGAGTTAGAACATTCAAAATGAGAGAGAACGCAAAGTTGCCCGTTAGGGCGCACACAACAGATGCAGGGATGGATTTCTTCTTTGCACCAAAGGATAACGCACCGTTGCTTGTTCACCCCGGACACTCCTGCTTACTTGAGACTGGTGTGAAGGTTGAAGTTCCAGAGGGACACATGTTGCAAATAATGAACAAGTCAGGAATTGCCTCAAAGAGGTCAATCGTTACTGGTGCTTGTGTCGTTGACAGAGGATATGACGGAGAGATCTTCGTAAATCTTCACAACATTGGCAGAGAGACACAAATTTGTGAACCAGGCACAAAGATTGCACAAGGGGTTTTTGTTAGGATCTCAACTCCTTCCTTACTAGAAATAGAGGAAGATAAAATCTACGAATCCGAAACGGATAGGGGCACAGGTGGCTTCGGATCTACGGGAGACGTTTAAATGTCTTCTGCACAAAAGAAGCTTCGTCGAAAGAAAAAGAAAGAAGCCGAAAAAGACTTGAAAGAAAAAATGGGGTTGTTTAATATGATCCCAAACCAGTGTACAAATTGTGATAAACCGTTTGATAAGAAGGATGAAGAACAAGTGAAGTCCTGGCGAGTGGCTGTTAGGGAGCGGGAGAAAGTAGTGAACCTATATTGTACCGAGTGTTGGGAAGGTGCCAATCAAATGCTTAGAGACCTACAGGAGAGATTGGAGGATTCTGATGTTTGAAGAGACGTTTAGTTTTGACGATGTTTTGCTTTTGCCATTGCGAAGCGACATTGAGAGCAGGTCAGAAATAGGGCTAGAATCAAGAATAGGAACAAAGGAATATAGTTTGCCTATCATTTCCAGCCCCATGGACACAGTCACGGAGTCCTTGATGGCGTTAACCATGAACGAATACGGGGCTCTCGGTATCGTTCATAGGTATTGTTCTATAGAAGAACAGTGTGTCATGTTGACGAAGGGGGTTATAACAGCCGCCGCAGTCGGCGTTTCAGGAGATTTTAAACAACGGGTCTCTGCTCTTGTGGAATCTGGATTAGAAACCGTCTGCGTCGATGTGGCACATGGTCATCATTCTATGACGGAGAGTGCTTTAAAATACTTGAAAGACACATACGACTCGTCTTTATCTATTATAGCAGGCAATGTTGCGACCCCTGAAGCGTTTAAAGATTTATCGGATTGGGGTGCTGATGCTGTTCGAGTAGGCATCGGCGGCGGGTCAATATGTTCAACTAGAACCCAAACTGGTCATGGAGTACCAACATTTCATTCGGTATTGGGATGTAAATATGTGGACTCCGATGCAAAGATTATAGCAGATGGAGGCATCAAGACAGCTGGAGATATTGTCAAGGCAATCGCAGCTGGTGCGGATTTTGTGATGCTTGGTTCGATGTTAGCAGGAACTGATGAATCGCCAGGACAGGTGTTTGTTACGTCTGAGAGCAAGAAGTACAAGGTATACAGGGGTATGGCTAGCGAAGAGGCACAACTCGCCTGGAGGGGCGAAACTCGCTCTCTAGAGGGCATTTCTACCACCATTCCTTACAAGGGTTCGGTAATTGATATTCTTGAGAATTTGAAGCAAAACATCCGCAGCGGACTATCGTACAGCGGCTCTCGGACAATAAAAGAATTTCAGGCAAAGGCAAAGTTTATTAGACAGACAAGTGCTTCGATTACAGAAAGTGGTACACATATTCTAAATGGCAGGTGAGTATAAATACGGTCAGGAAGGTAAGAAGATTATTTTCCAAGACTCTGATAAACGCCACGCGGATTTAAGGATCAGGTTGCGTCATGATGGGTTGACACAAATACAATTTTTTCAAGCAATGATTACTGGGTACATTGAGAACGATCCACGCATTATTGATTTTGTCACCAGTGTTAAGCTTGAATTGGCCAGGCAAGGAAAAAAGAGAATTAACAAGACACGAGATTTAATAAAACAAGGAGAAGAATTGAAGAAGCTTTTTAATTTGGAAGAAGAAGAAACAAAAGAATTGTTTGATATGATAGCAGAGGAGTTCCCGGACTTATGAAGAAAAAAGATGACGGACTAACAGACTGCGCAAGGTCCTGCTTAAAGGACGGCAGAACGTGCAAAGAGAAAGAGTGCAGAAAGTGGATAGACCACAGAGAGGACCTGAATTGTTGTCTAATATCTATACGTAATAGCGTCGGCCCCATGACTCTTATGGAGACTGGTAAACGTTTAGGATTGAGTTTTGTCAGGATTAGACAAATAGAAAAGAGAGCGTTAGAAAAACTATCAAAAAGATTATAAAAAGACTCTTTTTTGTATTAATCTGTACTATTTACTTCTGAAATAAAGTATTTTTTTCTACTTTTAAACTAGGAGAACCATAATGAGTAAGAAAACATTGTTAAACGAGAATACTATTCGACGTTTTTGGAAATTGGCTAGTATTAGACCCATTAATGAGATGGAGTATTTGAGGGATGAGGAGGAAGAGGAAGGTCTTCCTGAACCCGCCATGGACGAGCCACCGATGGGCGCAGAAGAAGAGGCACCATTGGACGACCTGGGGGCCGAAGAGGCACCAGAGGGTGATGTCGAAGCGGAAGTTAATGTAGCGTCAGAAGACGTTCCCGCTTTGGAAACCGCTGTTGGTATCCTTCAAGACATTTTGGCAGTTGCTGGCGAGGGAGAGGAAGAGATCGAGCCCGAGCTGGACGCCGATGTCGCCCCTGTTGACGATCTTGAAGCGGAAGAGGTTCCTTCTCCCATGCAAGAGAACAAGGAAGAGAACATCACGGAAGAGGAAGAGGAAGAGGAAGAGGAAATCGACCCCACTCGCCTCGAAGAGGTGGTCAAGACTATCACCGACCGTGTTACCAAGCGAATCCTTCGCGCAGCTCTTGTAAATAAAATAAACAAAAAATAAATTATTTTGTTGACATTCGCCCCAAACTCATATAATATATAAAATATGTTAACTTACTTTTTATGGTTCAGCTTAGGGGCGATTGTTAGCAGATTTGTTTCTATCTATTTTTCTCTAGGCGTAGAGAGCCTAATAATCCGAAAAGCACTTCTAATGGCAGGAAAGCTGATCACTGCTTTGAGTGTTGACTTTGAGAGATCATTAAAATATAAGCACGACTCTCTTAAAAGATCGGATATTCCTGATGATATTTTAAAAAAAATTGTTGACGACGATAAACTTTTTGTGACTGAATGGAAAACAACCATATTTATTACGGTGGCTACTTCTATTCCGGAGAAGTATTTGGGATACGTCCCTGAGTATATCTGGGTTGAAGATGCCGCACTTGAGGAAATTATGAAAATGTTAAAGGAGGAAGTATGATGAGTATCAGAGCCGTCGCATGGAGCGAGAAATTAGAAACAGAAAACTCTATCCTGTATACTTTGCAGGCTACAGTTAGGGGAAAGAGAGAGATGAACCGGTTGAGTAAAGAGGTTCCCGAGTGGACCGACGCCGGAAAGGGATATGATCCTAGTACGGAAAAGACAATTGTGTTGTTGCAACGAAAGTTCGAGAATAAAAAGTCTTGGATAAATTTTGCAAAGTCCCTTTCTTTTCCAGTGGAAGAATTAAGTCCTAGAACCGGAAAGGGCAAGATCATCAACGGTAAGAAGAAAACAAAAAGAAGTCAATATGAAAGGGTAACCTAATTACTTAAGGAGAACGTTTATGTCCAGTTTTGATGATTTAACAAATTTATATGAGAGCGAGAATAAAGACCAGATTCAAAATCTTTTATTTGAAATGATAGAAGGTGTTCTGAAGAATCCCTCGATTATAGTAGAGAAGAATGACAGCAAGCCCCCAACGGTTGAAGAAATATTGGGTTCTCTGAAGATTAATTCAAAGAAATGGGGCACGATGAAAGAGTCTGATGAGAGGACAGTCATCCGAAACTATGTGAGTGCTCTGGGTGAGACGACTCCTGAAAAAATTCTGGCATCTCTGCAGAGTGTCGTGGAGAGTTCGAAAGAACCTACTCCAGAAGGCGAGGCTCCCAACTGCTCTGTATCCAGAACGCTAGCGAAAATTCAACTGCTGAACACACTCTCGACAATATTGAACAGTTTCGATCCTCGTGTCGGGGGTTTTTTGAACGAAGCGTTTCTTGCAGCATTGTTTGATGGCAACACCATAGAGGTTGATAGGAACAGCGGGATAGCAGACTTCAAGGTTGGGGAGGAAAGCTATTCGCTGAAGACAATGGCAAGTGGATCCATGGTGAACGGGAGCCTTTTGAAGCTTCTGAAGGATATGAAGTTTGATTCAGCTGCTCGCATGCCAAAGGAGAATATGACTTATCTTGCATTTGATAAGATATCAGGAGAAGATGGAGTCACTACTAGCGTGAGGGTTGAAAGGTTTGTCATCACACCGCAGAATTTCCATCAGCTGATGGGGGAGGCAACATTTTCAGGTAAAACTCTTAAGGGCGAGACGGGATTTGATGCTGTCATGAGTACCGTCGCCTCAATGCTGTCCGATGGACGGAAGATTGGAATAAAATTCTCTCTTGATAAATCTAAAATAGAGAAATATGTGGAGCCGGTTGCCGTTTTGAACACGGATACTAGCTTCCTGTATAAAACTGCCGAAGATGCACTCGGCGATATGGTTGGTGGGTTTAAGGCAATACAGGAGATGTTTAATAGTCTTGTGCTTGGGATGAACGACTATTTTGCATCAATGACAAGTACTGCCGCAGAATCATTCAAGAAGACAGCTAATCAGTTTGAATCTGTTGTGTCTACAACTGTTCGCGGCGACAAGACTTGCTCATCAGATTGAAATAAAACAGCACAAAAACAAAATATACTTGACAAATCATTTTAAAATGTTTATAATATATAAAAGAAAGTGAGGTTCTCATGTCCAAGCATTTTTCTTCTAAGCAAGAATTACATAACAAAATTTTAAGCGGAGTTAACACTCTGGCGGATAACGTTGCGTCTACTCTGGGTCCACGCGGCAGAAACGTCATCCTTCAAGAAAAGGGCAAAATGCCGATTATCACCAAAGACGGTGTTACGGTAGCTAGATTCGTGGATCTGGACGACCCTTTTGAGAACGCGGGAGCACAAATAGTAAAGCAAGCTTCTGCGAAAACAAACGTGGATGCCGGTGATGGCACTACGACATCAACGGTGCTTACCCGAGCTATATTTGATGCCGCCTGGCAACATATCGAATCTGGTGCCAGCCCAACAGAACTAAAAAGGGGCATTGACAAGGCTGTATCTGAGGTGGTCTTTAGTCTTGAACGGGCGGCCAGACCGGTTTCTAGTACAGAAGACATTTCTCATATAGCGTCTATATCTGCAAACAATGATAAAAGTATCGGAGACTTAATCGCTCTTGCGGTCGATAAGGTGGGCAAAGATGGTGCTATCACAATAGAAGAGGCAAACTCGGTAGAAACTACTTTAGACTTGGTGGAGGGTTTCCGCTTTGATTCGGGTTTCGCCGCTACTGCTTTTATTACTAACGAAAGAAAAGCAGTAGTGCGACATGAGAACGCCTTGATTATGATCAGCGATTCAAGAATTGAATCTGTGGAACAAATACTACCAGCGTTGGAGATTGCTGCGAGAGAGTCCAGACCTTTGGTTATCGTCGCCGACGAGATAGAGGGGCAGGCACTAGCAGCATTGATTATGAACACCGTTAGGGGGTCTATGAAGGTGGCAGCAGTGAAGGCTCCTCGATATGGAGAGTCTAGAAGAAATATCATGATGGATCTATCTATTTCAACTGGCGGTAAGTATTTTCGCCAATCCACCGGGGACAACATCAGGGAAATATCTTTACAAGATTTTGGCACTGCTAAGACGATTGAAATATCTAAGAACATGACGACTGTTGTAGACGGCGGAGGATACTTTCATAAAATCAATGAAAGAATAGACACCATAAAAGAAGATCTCGCCACTACCGAAGCTCTATACGAGTGCGAGCAATTGCAGGAAAGAATCACAAGACTAGCATCTGGAATAGCCATCATAAGAGTTGGCGCGGCCACTAAAATAGAGATGATAGAAAAGAAACACAGAATAGAGGATGCCCTAGAGGCTGTTCGTTCTGCACAACAAGAAGGCATCATACCAGGTGGTGGCATGATGTTGCACAGAATAGCAAAGGATCTGTATGTGGATGTTGAAAATGATGAGCAAGAATTAGGTGTTAACATCGTTAAGCAGGCTCTACGATCACCGCTGGAAACGATGGCTAAAAACTCTGGGTCAGATATCGAGGATGTGTTGGCATCTCTTGAGACTGCTGAAGGGGAGAACATAGGAATAAATTTCTCCACTGGACAGGCAGTTGATTTACTAGAAGAGGGAATAATTGATCCGGTAAAGGTTACCAGATGTGCTTTGCAAAATGCCGCATCAGTCGCTGGCACTTTGATTACAACAAACTACGCCATTGTCGAGTAGGGTGCCTATATAATATAGTACCCGACATCAAACTTAAGGAGACGCAAGACATTGTCTGAAGATACAAGTTCAAATGACGTATTACGAAAATTAGATAAGTTGTGCTTGACAATAGAACAGGTCAAGGATAAGCAAGAAGAAGTGGCATGTGCTGGTGGACAGTGTGAGGTGAAATTTCTCTGACAGAGTAATTACAGTATGAAGAAACTATTTGAAAATTGGAACCGATGGGTGTTGAATGAGGGTATGGACGATCTCGTCGATGGCAACAGGATTCACCTATATCACTATTCTAGGGCAGAGGAAGACACCATCTTGCTTGATCCGAAGAGGTTCGAGTCTGGCAGAAACAGCTGGAGCATGAGGGAATACAAAGTCTCACCCTTTCCCCGAGTGTTCTTTTATGCCGACCCCACCAAGACTGAAGCCGAGATAGCCCACGGGGCACCATACGAGACTTCAGTGTTGGCTTCTGACATCTACGACATGACGACAGATCCGGAAGGTGTCTTGAAGCGTTCGTCGTCGTACTCGAAATACTCAACGAGTGTGGACATCCACAAGAGCCTCAAAGCTCTTGCTGGCAAAGACAAGCCCCATTCCGGCTTCCCAGATCTTTTTACCCCAATCCGAGAAGAGGGTGCTAAGATTTACAAGGGAGTGTACTACAATATTAGAGAAGGATCTATTCCAGTGGTTGCCTGGTTTGAAGAAATAGAAGCGACTAGAAATGCGCAAAGCAAAGAAAGTGAGGAAATATGAAAATAGGACAAGTTGTGTTTAATGAATGGCACAGTATTCGAAGGTACGGCATTGTGATGTCTCTTCGGGAAAAAGATGAAGGCTTAACCGTGCCATGGACGTATGCAAAGGTGAAGTGGTTTGGCGATGAGGCATATTGTGGCGTCATCGAAAGCACCAACAAGCTGAGAAATAACGGTACTGACACTGGACTGCACGAATATCGTATTGACAAGCTCGTGCAGATTAGTCTTGAAAAGGAACTGAAGATTTTGTCAGATATCGAGGATGTGTTGGCATCTCTTGAGACTGCTGAAGGGGAGAACATAGGAATAAATTTCTCCACTGGACAGGCAGTTGATTTACTAGAAGAGGGAATAATTGATCTATAGTACCCGACATCAAACTTAAGGAGACGCAAGACATTGTCTGAAGATACAAGTTCAAATGACGTATTACGAAAATTAGATAAGTTGTGCTTGACAATAGAACAGGTCAAGGATAAGCAAGAAGA